ATAGCTTAAAAGATATTTTACGATCTGCTGCAACAGAAGTTCAGGGTGGGCAAGGTGTCCAAGCACTTGAAGATCTAATTGCCAAGACATCAACACTAAAGAAAAATACATCTTCTATTCGTGATATTGATGCAACAGATATTGATTCTGCTATTGCATACTTTGAAAATGTTAAAGAGCAGCAGGCACTTGGAGTTCGTGGGATTAAGACTGGACTTCCAGGATTTGATAACTACCTACCTTCTGGAATTATGCCAGGACAGCTAGGAGTCTTTTTAGCATACCCTGGTATAGGAAAGTCATGGATGGCCCTATACTTCGCTGTACAGGCCTGGAAACAGGGTAAGACACCCCTTATTATCTCCCTTGAGATGAGCGAGACAGAAGTTCGTAATCGTGTATTTACAATCATGGGTGAAGGACTTTGGTCACATCGTAAATTATCAAATGGTGAAATTGAACTTGACATGATGAAGAAGTGGCATGCAGATAGAATTGATGGTCGTCCACCATTTCATATTATTTCAAACGACTCTGGTGGAGAAGTAACACCTTCTGTAATTCGTGGAAAGCTAGATCAGTATAAGCCAGACTTTGTTGTAGTTGACTACCTTCAGTTGATGAGCCCAAATCAAAAGGCTGACAACGAAACGGTAAAGATGAAAAACCTTTCTCGTGAGCTTAAGCTTATGGCTATTAGTGAAGAAGTGCCTATCATAGCTATCTCATCTGCCACACCTGATGATGTAAAGGATATGTCTACTGTTCCTACGCTTGCACAAACAGCATGGTCAAGACAGATTGCTTATGATGCTGACTGGGTGATGGCTTTAGGTCGTGCTAGCAATAGCGATATCATTGAGTGTGCTTTTAGAAAGAACCGTAATGGTTTTATGGGAGACTTCTTAGTGCAGTGTGATTTTGATAAGGGCTACTATCGCTACAAGGATTTTGAAGATGGCAAGTAAAGATATTTACACAGAAGAACAAATTCGTCGTGTTCTCAATGGTGCAGGTTTAGATATTGAAGCTGAGTTTGGTAACGACTTCATAATCTATTGCCCATATCATAATAATACCAGAACACCTGCTGGAGAAGTAGCAAAAGATAGTGGTTTGTTTTTCTGCTTTGGATGTCAGGTAACAAAGAATCTTGTTGAGCTAATTATGTTTACTTCTAATAGATCATATTTTGAAGCGGTACGATATATCAAAGGCAAAGAGCAGCAGTCTGATATACAAAACATAGTAGACAAAGCATTATATGCAGCACCTGATTTTGTTCAGTACGACGAGCTTTTGATTAAGAGATTAAATAAGCAAGCACTTGATACACCAAGGGCTATGAATTACTTTAATGGTCGTAGGATTAATAAAGATTCAGTTATTAAGTTTGATTTAGGATACTCTGAAAAGCAAGGATCTGTAACAATTCCAATTCACTCTCCTGATGGAATGTGTCTTGGATTTGTCGCTAGAACTATTGAAGGAAAAGATTTTAAGAACACTCTGGGTCTTCCAAAAAGTAAGGTAATGTTTAACTTACATAGAGTAAAGAGTTCTAGTATAGTTTATGTAGTGGAGTCATCATTTGATGCTATCCGATTAGACCAAGTAGGTTTTCCAGCAGTTGCAACGCTGGGTGCTAATGTGTCTGTATCTCAGATCAGACTATTAGAGAAGTACTTCAATAATGTTGTACTCATTGCAGATAATGACGAGGCTGGTAGCATTATGAAAGATAAGCTAGTTGAAAAGCTAGGTCATCTTTTAACTGTTATTAGTCTAGATAAAAAATATAAAGACATAGGAGACATGGAGGATGATGAAATTAAAAAGCTGGAGTTCCAGTTTGACAATTCAATCATGTCTATGCTAAAATAGAAAAAACAATAAACAAGGAGAAATAAAAATGGCAATTGTAAAAGGACTAAAAAACATTAACGCATTAGTAGATAAGCCAAAGTTTGAAGGCACAGGTGCAAAGGTTCGTTGGTTTAAGATCGCTGATGGTCAAGCAGTAAAGATTCGCTTTATTGAAGAGCTTGATGAGGATTCAGCAAACTATAACGTAGATCGTGGATTGGCTCTTGTAGTATCAGAGCACACAAACCCAAAGGACTACAAGCGTAAGGCTGTAGACACAATGGAATCAGAAGGACGTGACTGGGCAGAAGAAATGCATCGCAAGGATCCAAAGGCTGGATGGCGTGCTCGTCTTCGTTTCTACTGCAACGTTCTTGTAGATGATGGCATTGAGACTCCATATGTTGCAATTTGGAACATGGGAGTTAGCAAGCAATCTGCATTTAATACTATTCGTGAGTATGCACTTGAAACAGGTAGCATCTCAAATCTTACTTGGAAGGTAAAGCGTAACGGTCAAGGTACTGAGACAAGCTATACTCTTATTCCAAGTGGACCAGATTCTGCACCATTTGATTGGGCAGGAATTGAACCTTATCCATTGGAGAAGGCTCTTAACAAGGTTCCATACGCAGAACAAGAAGCCTTTTATCTAGGCTTTGATACTCCTTCATCTTCATCATCAGCAAACATTGACTGGTAATAGATGAACTACGTTGGCTTACATGTCCATACACACTACTCCTTAATGGATGGTGTTGCTACTCCAGAAGAATACGTGAACCGTGCAGTTGAGTTAGGAATGACAGCAATTGCCATTACTGACCACGGTACTTTATCTGGGCATAGGGAACTGCACCGTATTGCAAAAGCAAATGGAATTAAGCCAATACTTGGTGTAGAAGGCTATATGACGACAAGTATGGCAGATAAGAGAGCAAAGGCAGATCGTCTTGATCCTCTTGACCAAAACTATCATCATATAGTCCTTCTCGCTAAGAACCAACAAGGCTTAGAAAATCTTAATAAGATTAATGAACTTGCTTGGACAGATGGTTTCTTTAGCAAGCCAAGATTTGATTTTGAAACATTGGCAAAGTATAAGGAAGGAATCATTGTTACATCTGCATGCCTTAGTGGATGGATAGCAAAGGCTGTTGAGCTAGGTGAACTTGCAACAGCAAAGAAACACATACAGTGGTTTAAAAAAGAATTTGGTGACGATTACTATATTGAGGTAATGCCACATAATCCACCAGAAGTTAATAAAGGAATTATTGAGCTTGCTGATGCAGCAAAGGTTAAGATTGTTGTAACACCAGACTGTCATCACTCTGACACAAGTCAAAAAGAAGTTCAGGAACTGATGCTTCTTCTTAATACTCATGCTAAGTTACAGAAAGATGTTACATACGAAAAGTCAAAGAAGCATGAATCCTTTATGGATCGCCTTGATTATTTGTATGGTGCAGATCGTATGATGAGTTTTAATAAGTTTGATATACATCTTCTTTCATATGATGAAATGAAGGATGCAATGTTAAAGCAAGGCATTGATCGTGAAGACATGTTTGCATCAACAAATGAAATTGCTGATAAAGTAGAAGGCTATGATATTAAAGAACATCTAGACCTTCTTCCAGTTCAGTACAAGAAGCCTATGGATGAGCTTAAGAAGCTTGCACTTGAAGGTCTTAAGGAAAGAAAGTTAGACAAGAGTGAAGAATATCTTGCACGTCTTGATGAAGAGTTAAAAATTATTGGTGAGAAAAACTTTGGTCCATACTTTCTAGTTGTTCGTAACATGCTTAACTGGGCAAAGAGCGAAGGCATCATGGTGGGCCCAGGTCGTGGCTCTGCTGCAGGTTCTTTGTTGTGTTACGCACTTGGCATTACAGACATTGATCCGATTAAGCATGGCTTATTGTTCTTCCGTTTTATCAATCCAGACCGTAACGACTTCCCTGATATTGATTCAGATATTCAAGATACTCGTCGTGATGAGGTAAAGGACTACCTAGTTCGTCAGTACCGTCACGTTGCATCTATTGCTACCTTCTTACAGTTTAAAGATAAGGGTGTTGTGCGGGATGTTGCACGGTGCTTAAACATTCCTTTACCAGATGTTAATAAGGTACTTAAGGTTGTTGATACATGGGATGACTTCTGTACTTCAAAAAATACTTATTGGTTTAGAGAAAAGTATCCAGAGGTAGAGCGCTATGGAGACCAACTTCGTGGAAGAATTCGTGGTACTGGAATTCACGCAGCAGGAGTTGTAACAAGCAAAGACCCAATCTTTAGATATGCACCATTAGAAACACGATCAGTTACTGGACAAGATGAACGGATTCCAGTAGTAGCGGTAGACATGGGCGAAGCAGAAAACATTGGTCTGATTAAAATTGATGCACTTGGACTAAAGACTTTAAGCGTTCTCAAGGATTGCATTGATATTATTAAGGAACGTGAAGGCACAAAGATTGATCTATTAAAGATTGATATGGACGATGCAAACGTATATACAATGCTATCTGATGGATACACAAAGGGTGTGTTTCAATGTGAAGCAGCACCATATACAAATCTTCTAGTTAAGATGCGTGTTAAGAATCTAGCTGAGCTTGCAGCATCAAATGCCCTTGTTCGTCCTGGTGCTATGAATACTATTGGTAAATCCTATATTGCTCGTAAGCATGGTCGTGAGAACATTGACTACAAGCACCAAGTTATGAAATCATTTACGGAGGAAACATATGGCTGTATTCTTTACCAGGAACAAGTTATGCAAGCATGCGTACAGCTTGGCGGTATGTCCATGTCGGAAGCAGATAAAGTTAGAAAGATCATTGGAAAGAAAAAGGATGCTAAAGAGTTTGATGTCTTCAAGGATCAATTTGTTAAGGGCGCTTCGCAATATCTTTCGCCAAATGATGCGCTAGACCTATGGCATGACTTTGAGGCTCACGCAGGGTACTCATTCAATAAGTCTCACGCAGTAGCATATTCAACACTCTCATACTGGACAGCATGGTTAAAATATTACTATCCTCTTGAGTTTATGTTTGCATTGCTAAAGAATGAGAAGGACAAGAGCGGAAGAACAGAATATCTTATTGAGGCAAAGCGCATGGGAATCTCCGTTAAGCTTCCTCATATTAATGATTCAGATATTGACTTTAAGATTGAGGGCAAAGGTATCAGGTTTGGTCTTACTGGCATTAAGTACATATCTGATAAGATAGCCGAAAGGTATATTGCAAGTCGTCCATTTGCTTCATACAAAGAGGTAGAAGAATTTACTTTTACAAAAGGTAATGGAGTAAATAGTCGTGCTTTACAAGCAATGAAATGTGTAGGCGCACTTACATTCCCAGACAATCCAATAAATATGGAAGAAGTTAAAGAGAACTTGTATGAGTACCTAAATCTTCCTGAGTTTAACACATCTATTCCACAGCATTACTATGCTTACATTAATGATGTTGAAGAATATGAGGAAACTGGATCGTTTGTATTATTGGGTATGGTAAAATCAATTAAGCGAGGAACAGGGTGGTCAAGAGTTGAAGTTTTGGACAAGACTGGCAGTGTTGGTATATTTGATGAAGAGTCTACGTCTATTGAGACTGGTCGTACTTATCTTATTCTTGCAAGTGACAATAGGATTGTATCTTCAGTACCTGCTGACGAGATAAAAGGATCTAAGAGTTCCTTGGTAAAGTTTTTAAACTATAAGATGCTTCCGTATAAAGATGGTGAGCACTTTGTAGTTTCATTTAAGCCAAGAGTAACTAAAGCTGGAAAGAAGATGGCATCTTTAGTAGTGGCAGATGCAGGAAGAGAGATGCACTCAATCGTTGTGTTTCCAATGCAGTTTGCAAAAGCGTACATGAAGATTGAAGAAGGAAATGTATATAGGTTTGATTTTGGAAAAACAAAGGATGGAACAATTACAATGAATGAGGTAGAAAATGTTTGATAATCTAGCAGAACAAATTCATGCAAATGCAGTAGCAAAAGGATTTTGGGATCGCCCAGCAGATGAAATCTTTGTAACAAAACAAATGATGATGATAGTCTCTGAGGTTGTTGAGGCAATGGAAGCATTGAGAAAAGAAATGGACCCAGACCAAATGTCAGATGAGTTTGCAGATATTATCATTCGTACCTTAGACTTGTATGCAGGTATGGTAAAGGCAGGGTATATGACAAAATCTTTAGACTCTGCAATCAAACAAAAGATGGATAAGAACTCTGATAGACCAAAGAAGCATGGGGTAAGATTCTAATGATGACAGTAGAAGAAGTGTTAGCTCAGCTTAGTCCAAAGCTAAGAAAGACAGTCATGGCTGGAGATACAATTCCAGCAACACAGTATGCAGAAACACCTAGCTTTGGTTTAAACCGTGCACTCAATGGTGGACTACCATATGGTCGTCAGGTATTGGTATGGGGTTCAAAGTCTTCTGCAAAGTCCTCTCTATGCCTTCAAATGATAGGTCTAGCACAGAAGGAAGGAAAGATCTGTGCATGGATTGATGCTGAGATGTCATATGATAAGAAGTGGGCAGAAAGTCTTGGTGTTGACTCATCAAAGCTTATTGTTTCACAGTGCCGTACGATTAATGAGATGGTTGATGTTGGAACTAACCTAATGAACGCTGGAGTTGATATAATAGTTATTGACTCTATTACATCATTGCTACCAGCAATTTATTTTGAAAAGGATTCAGATGAACTTAAGCAACTTGAAAATACAAAGCAGATTGGCGCAGAGTCAAGAGATTTTAGCAACGCTTGGAAAATGCTTAACTACGCTAATAATAAGATTAAGCCAACTATGTTGGTACTTATTAGCCAGTCTCGTAATAATATTAGTGCTATGTATACTAGCCAGCAGCCTACTGGTGGCCAAGCTACTAAGTTTTATTCTTCAACAGTCATTAAACTTTTTTCATCAGAATCAGACAATCAAGCAATTAAAGGCAAGATTCATGTTGGAGATAAGCTCATTGAAGAAAAGATTGGTCGCAAGATTCGTTGGGAACTCCAATTTTCTAAGACTTCTCCTGGCTTTCAGTCTGGCGAGTATGACTTTTATTTCAGGGGAGATAATGTTGGTATTGATAGCATTGGTGATCTTGTTGATACGGCTGAAATGATGGGTATTGTAGAGCGCACAGGTGCTTGGTATGTATTACCAGATGGCAGTAAGGTACAGGGTAGAGAAGGATTTGTAAATAGAGTTCGTGAAGATCTAGACCTACAAGATTCTATCAAGAATAAGATATTAGATGTCTGAAAAATTTAAGATATTCTCAGGTAAGTTTCCTTGTAAGACATGTGGAGAAGAAGTTTTATCTTTAAGATTGTGGAAAGAAAGTGCAGACTTAACTTGGATGTGTTCTAACAAACATATATCAAAAGTACCTATTATTATGACAAGGAAAGATTTTGAGCGAAAGAGCGGAAAGTAAAAGAATTGGTGCTAAGCAGCACAAAAATTCTGGACGTAATACACATAAAGGAGATGCTACTTGGAAAAACTTTACTGTAGATTTTAAAGAATGCTCTAAGTCATTTACATTGAATAAAGATGTGTGGGCTAAGGCTGTTACAGATGCCATTAGAAATGGCAATGATCCAGCAATACTTGTTGTTCTTGGAGATGGTAATTCAAAAGTACGATTAATGATAACTGAGTTTGAAATAATGGAACAAATAATAGGAGAAGAAAATGAGTGAACAAACAACAATAGAAATGGTAAACGGACTATCTGAAATAGCTGAGTATATGCAGGATGAAGAGCTTACACAGGCTTTAACATTTATTGCTAAGATCATTATTAAGCCAGATATTCCTCTAAATGTAGCAACGGTAGAAATAGTCAGACTACAGGCTATAGCAGCAAAGATGGCTTTCAAGGCTACCTGGATGGCTAATGTAGACAAAAATGACAGGGCAAAGAAGAATATTTATTATACAGCAGCAGAATCAATCAATAACTTAGTCTCAGCACTCAAATATATCATGCGCTAACCTGGTATACTTATATAAACAAAGGAATACAATGACAAAAAATTTACTAAAGCAGATCATGATTAAAGAGGTTGAGACACCAGCACAAATTGATGCACAAGAGCTTGTAAAGGCTATTGAGGCTGGATATCTAGTTGGGCGTGAGCCTAAGCATACACAGAAGAAAACTTTTGGTCCTTCTACTATTGCTTATGGTCATGGAGAATGTCCTAGATATTGGTACCTTGCATTTGAAGGAGCAATATTTGAGGATAACTCTGATCCATATGCAGTAGCTAATATGACTAATGGAACTCTTGCTCATGGAAGAATTGAGACAGCATTTAAGAACTCTGGTATTTCAATTGATTCAGAGTTTAAGATTTTCAATGACGATCCTCCAATTTTTGGTTATGTAGATAACTTTATTAATTGGAAGGGCGAAGAGGTTGTTGTTGAGGTTAAGACAACTAATAATGAAGTGTTTGAGTATCGTAAGCGTACAGGTAAGCCAAAGATGGGTCACGTTGTGCAGATACTTATTTATATGAAGATTCTTAAGAAGGCAAAGGGTGTTCTTATTTATGAAAATAAAAATAACCATGAACTTCTTGTAATTCCAGTTGAGGTAAATGATCATTACCGAAAGTGGATTGACGAAGCATTTGAATGGATGAGAGTAGTCCGTAAGTCTTGGGAAGTTAAAGAACTTCCAACCAAGAATTACAGATCAAACTCCAAGGTTTGCAAGAACTGTCCAATCAAAAAAGCATGTGATGAAGCAGGAGCAGGCGTAGTTAAGATAGCCTCTCTGGAGGAATTGAGTGAAACTTTGTAGCAGATGTGACAATAGGTTTGATCCCAAGGTCAGTTATCAAATATACTGCAGCCTTGAGTGCAGAGACCTTGCTACAAAAGATAAGATTAAGGAAAGATATCAAGTAACTCGTAGACAAAAAAGGAAGGGGAAGGATCGTAGATGTTTGGGCGGATGCGATACTTCTCTTTCTATTTACAACGACTCTGGTTTTTGTGCTAACTGTAATGTAAGCAAAAAAGCAGTTGATAAAATGTTAAAAGAGATTAAGGGATTTATTGAGTATGAACAAGACTAAGTGGGGTTTTCCAATTATGCCTAAAAGAATTTGTGCTATTGATGCTAGCACTAATAGTCTTGCATTTTCAGTTTTTGATACATTTACAAAAAGCATAGTAACAGTGGGCAAAATTAATTTTGAAGGTAAAGATACCTATGAAAAGGTCATGGATGCAGGAAAAAAAGTAAAAGCTTTTTTTGATATATACGGTGGCTTTGAAGCAATCATTATTGAGCACACAGTATTTATGAATAGCCCTAAGACTGCTGCAGACCTTGCCTTGGTTCAAGGAGCTATTCTTGGATCAGCAGGACAAACTGGAACACAAATCATAGGTAAGGTTTCCCCAATTACATGGCAAAACTTTATTGGTAACAAAAAGATATCAAAAGAAGAGCAGCTTGTAATTAGATCTACAAATCCTGGAAAGTCTGTTTCTTGGTACAAGTCTTACGAAAGAAACCTAAGAAAAGAAAGAACCATAAGATTTATTAATACTATTTATGATAGAACTATTAGTGATAACGATGTGGCAGATGCTTGCGGTATTGGTCATTGGGCTCTATCTAACTGGAGTAAAGCAATAGGAGTTGACAAATAATACTATGGCTGGTAAACTATATACATCAGAAGTATGGCTAAAAAAAAGATTTCTTATTGATAAGAAGTCGCCAGAAGAGATTGCAAAAGAGTGTGGGGCAAGCGTAGAAACTATCTATGTTTACCTTGCTAAATTCGGATTAAGAAAGAGTAGACGATGAATAAATTACAAAGAGTTCTTATTGGTCTAGGTGTTACGGGTGCAGTGGGTCTAACCTATGTTGTTACAGCACTCAAGGGTATGCCAGAAGCATTTGATTGGGAAGATGACGAAGAGGAAAATAATGAGTGATAATTTAAATATCACGGTAGATCAAGTCAATCACCCACGTCATTATACAACAGACCCATCTGGTGTTGAGTGCATAGAGATTACACGTCATCGTAACTTTAACATTGGTAATGCCTTTAAGTATTTGTGGCGTGCAGGGCTTAAAGATGAATCAAAAACTATTCAGGACCTTGAGAAAGCAATATTCTATATCAAAGATGAAATCAATAGACTAGAGGGAAAGTATGTCAAGTGAAGAAGAGCTCGTAAAACACCTTGATGTAATGAATGATGTTGTTAGCGAATATCTAAAAGGTAGTGACCCAACGACAATCTCTAAAGAGTTAGCAATACCTAGAACACGTGTGGTTGCATACATTGATGAATGGAAAGAAAAAACATCAAATAACACTGCAATTCGTGCTCGTGCAAAAGATGCTCTCGCTGGCGCTGATGCACACTATAGCAAGCTAATATTAAAATCTTATGAAGTTATTGATGAAGCATCCATGACAAATAATCTTAGTGCAAAAACTGCTGCTATTAAATTAGTGATGGACATTGAGTCTAAACGTATTGATATGTTGCAGAAAGCTGGATTACTTGAGAACAAAGAGCTTGCTGAAGAAATGGTTGAGATTGAGAGAAGACAAGAAGTTCTTGTTGGAATTCTTCGTGATATTGCTTCTACTAATCCAGAAGTGAGAGATATTATTATGCAACGGCTATCTGCTATTGCAAAAGAAGG